CCTCGCTTCTATGGAGGCAAGGCCATTATTGGCATGCACATTGCTGGTAGGACTCAGTCATTGATGTCCTTCGGGTGCAGGGAAGGGTACGCGAGTGCCTTGACCTATGAGCTCATTGAGGGACTTGTCAAGAAGTTCCAGCGTGTGCCCATCAAGGATAGGTTTGATGAGGATATGGAGGCACGTGGTGTGGAGCTTGAGGTGGAACAGGAACCAGCATCTGAGCAATCAGGTCTGGTTTCTGGCTCCATTACATATGTGGGCAAGATGCCCCGTGATAGTGTGCTGAGTCAGGCTTGCAAGAGCAAGCTCAAGCGCACTACATTCACTGGCTGGGGCCCATGCCCAGTCGCACCTGCTCATTTGCACCCCGTCCGCAAGGGTGACCAGCTCATTAGGCCCATGCATCAGGCTATGGCTAACTACCGTACGCCTGTGAGGCCCAGTGTGTTGGTGCGTCCACGTGCAGTGATGGGATTGGCCATGCAGCAGCACAACAAGCTGTCTGCAAACTGCCCGCGTCATGTCCTCACATTTGAGGAGTCAGTGGAAGGAGTGTCAGCCATGAAGATCAAGGCCATCAACAGGTCTACGTCTCCCGGCTGGCCTTGGCGGCTTAAGGCTGCCAATGGTAAGAAGGATTTCTTTGGTGCAGACCAGGAGGTCCACTATGATTCTGAGCTGGCCGTGATGATCCGCGCTAGGGTGGAGGAGATTATCGAATCCGCCAAGCGTGGTGAGCGGTTGTCACACATTTATTGTGACTTCCTCAAGGACGAGACTCGTCCTTTGGCCAAGGTTGAGGCGGTGGCATCGAGAGCAATCTCTGGTGCCCCTCTTGACTACACCATCGCAGTGAGGATGTACTTCGGTGCATTCCTTTCATCCATGTTTGTGCACCACACGGTGTCAGGCATGGCTCCCGGGATCAACTACTATTCAGAGTGGTCGGTCCTAGCTCGTGAGCTCCTCCGCAAGGGTGACAAGGTGTTTGCTGGTGACTTCAAGGCATTTGATGCTTCGGAGCAGCCAGACATCCATCAGTACATCCTTGCATACATTAATGACTGGTATGACCAGTTTGAGGTGGATCCAGTTGGGAGGCGTGTGCGCGAGGTCCTTTTTGAGGATCTTGTGCATTCGCGTCACCTGGCTGGGGATGGCCCAGTGCTTGACACTGTGGTCCAGTGGAACAAATCCCTGCCTAGTGGGCATCCGCTCACTACGGCTGTCAATTCCATGTACTCTCTGTACACCCTCACGGCCTGCTATGTTGAGGCCACGGGGGACTATGAGAATATGTGGGACCATGTATTCATTTGCACCTTCGGCGATGACAACGTTGTCGGTGCCGATGACGACACCATCGAAGTCTTTAATCAGGTGAGTGTCGCCAGGATGATGAAGGAGAAGTTCAACCTCACCTACACCTCAGACAAGAAGGATGCTGAACTCAAGCCATACGAGACTATCAACGACATCACGTTCTTGAAGCGTGGTTTCGTGGAGTCTATCGTGGATGGGGGTTGGATTGCCCCCTTGGCTATGGACAGCATCCTCTACCGTACATACTTCTACAAGTCTGATCGCACAGCTCTGGGAGACCAGGCTGTGAACTTCAAGGAGGCTCTCCTGGAGCTCTCCTTGCATCCACGATCCGAGTGGGATACTCGGTACCATGCCGCGGCGAATTATTGCCGTGATGTGGGCATCGAGCTCCCATTCAACTCATATGATCAAGCGCGTGAGATCTGTCTTGCGCGCACCGATGTTTGGTTCTGACCTTATATACGCATTCATTCATGTACATACAGAGACTGCGGCATGATTGTTTGGACAGGAAGGGTCTCCGTTACTACTCAGTGGTCACAGAGAGACAGTCTCACCTGGTTTGGTTCGTGCGGACCAGCCTTGTACATAGTCGCACGCTACAGATCCCTCTAAGATAGAAGAATGTGCTACGATTGATGGGCTTAGTGTCCCCACTACCAAAGACACTCATGTCGGTATGTCCTTTGAGGGCGAGGCCGGAATTTGCACGGAGGGTCTGTCTGGAGCTGGGTCCCACTTTTTGAGTGG